ATGACCGACCAGAAAATCACCCTCGGCCAAATGCGCCACCCGGAAGGCGGGCGCGGCGGCACGCGCGGCCTGTTGGTCTATTGCGGCGATTATCTTCGCTGCGGCCACATGGTTCGCCTGGCGCCTGCGGAGGTCGACCGTTGGCCGGACGAGGTGCGCCTATCGGATCTCGAGCCAAAATTCACCTGCGCCAAATGCGGCCATCGCGGCGCCGACGTCCGGCCGGATTTCGATCGGCCGCTGATGGGCAAGGGTTGACGACCGACGAAGCTGAAGGGAACATTCATTTCCGCCGCGCAGTTGATGTCGGTCGTTTCGGAGTAAGCGTATGCGTGCCTCGCCCCCGATCGTGCCGGCCGACCGCCTCGATCGCGACATCTACCTGGTGCTTGAGGATTTCGGTGCGCGGGCCGGCTGTGCCTGGCGCGAGACCGACGAGGCCGACACGGATCTCGAGACCATCCTGCAGGACATCATCTCCGGCCAATACGCCTACCCCTTGCGGATCGTCTGCTTCAACCCGGTCGAGGGCTGGTCGCGCGATGCCACTGCTGACATCGCTGACGCGCTGGCCGAGCGCGCCGCCAACACCAGCGCCGAGATCACGCCGGCGCTGCAGGACTTCATCAATGCCAACGCGACACGGCGCTTCGACCTGCAGCTCGCCCTGCCCTTGCGCGGCGCCGCCCAATGACAAGCGAGGGCAAGCCGCTCGGCTGGACCCCACGCGACGAGCGCGAGCACTTCATCCGCTGCCCGGTCTGCGGCGAAATGCTGGACATGCGAGATCTCAGCGAGGTCCTCGAGCACCTGCACGGTCAGGAGGTCGAGGAGGAGCCGACCAGGCATTAGGAGCTGATGTGACCTGCACCCGTTGCGATGACACCAATTGGGTCTGCGAGAACCATCCCGATCGACCGTGGGACGGTCCCAAAGCTTGCGGCTGCGGCGGCGCCGGCGCGCTCTGCCCGGCCTGTAACGTGCCGGGCGAAGGCGAGCTGCCGCGCATGCCGGAGGGATTCCGAGTCGAGGTCGACAAGGACGGCTGGCGGCACTGACGGCCGTGCCGGATTCGCAATCGGCGACGAGGATGCCTATCTGGAGATCCATGCCCGCATTCGAATTCTGCCTGCCGACGGCCGCCAAGGTCGTGCCCGCCGGCCCCGATTGGCTGCACGAAGTGAAGTATGACGGCTATCGCCTGCGTGTCGAGCGCAGCGGCCGCGACGTGCGCCTGCTCACCCGGAAAGGCCACAACTGGACCAGCCGCTTCCCCTGGATAGTCCAGGCCGCACTCAAGAACCGGGAACAGCAATTCGTCGTCGACGGCGAGGCGGTGATCCTCGGTGTCGACGGCGTTGCCGACTTCAACGCCCTGCACTCGCGCCGTCACGACGAGGAGGTGCAGCTCTACGCTTTCGACGTGCTCGCGCTCGGCGGCGAGGATCTGCGGCAACTGCCGCTCTCAATGCGCAAGACCAACCTCGCGCGCCTGTTGCGCGGCCGGCCGGACGGCATGTTCGTCGCACCGTTCGAGGCCGGCGAGATCGGCCCGGATCTGTTTCGCGCGGCCTGCCGCATGGGCCTCGAGGGCCTGGTCTCGAAACGACGCGACCGGCGCTACAGCGCCGGCCGGTCGAAGGACTGGGTCAAGGTCAAGAACCGGACGCACCCAGCGATGTCGCGGGTGATGGACAGCTTCAAATGAAGAATCGGGGCGCGAGGAGCGTCTCGTGCCGGGCCCAGCCAGAGAATTAAGAGCGTTAGGAGCCGAGTCAATTCCGCCGACGCGGCCCGGACTTCGGCCTGCCTTTAGCTGGCGAGCGCGCCGCCTTGCGAGCTTTGAAACGAAGTACGGACTCGACCGCCTCTTCCAGGGTTGCGAGCTGGCTGTTGTTGATGTTGCCCGGCGTGCGCTCACCCGTGAGCAGGAACGCGCCCGTCAAGCGTGCTGGCGGCAGCACGACATAGCTCATGACCTCGCGATTGTCCTCGTCCATCCGTGCGACCACGACGAGATCGGCGCGCGGGTCGATACGCCGCCGGAGGCCCCACCGCGGAAATTTCCCGCGGGCAATGCTCGCGCGCGCTACCGCGATCGTGACCTTGACCGCACGATCAATGGTGATGAGGCCTGTCTTCGGGTCGAAAGCGAGCGAATGCCCGAACGCAACGAGTTCGTCGACGAACTCCTCCCGGACTTCAACCAGGGTCGCTATGACCGCGCGGCGCCCGTCTTGATATCTCAGGCTGTCCGGAAAATAGCCGATGGCGGCATAGGCCTTCCTCAGGCTGCCGAACCTCTTGATATACGCGCCGTTGCCGGGAAGATCGAAAGACGCATCGATGATCGACTTACTCAGCTCGCCTTTCTGGACCAGCAGGGCCTTCAACCGGTCCAGCATGTCGCGATCCGACAGCAACAGCCGTCGTCGGCTGGAAATCTTCTGAGCTTTCCAGAACAGCGCCGGCTTCACGATCGGCGCAAACGACGCTTGAGAGCGGATCCAGGCCTCGGGCGGATTGCGTTTGGGTTTTTGGCCGAGCTTCCAGTTGCTGCGGTTGTAGACGTTGACTCCGATATAGTGCTCGTTCTTGAGCAGATAGCGGAGCGTCCAGCTGGTCCATCGCCGGCCGAACTGGTTCAGAATGCCCTCGCCGTTCAGCTCTTTGGCGATGGACGATGGGCACTTCCGCTCTTCGACGAACGACCGGAAAATCCGCTGGACGACCTCCTGCTCCTCTGGTGTCCCCGGTCGCAGCAGTACCCGATCCTCCTGCAAGGCCTTGCGTTGGCCGTTGGCTAGAAAGCCCTTCGATCGGCCGGCCGCGTCGACGAGCTCACGACGCAAGCCATAGCCCGCGGAACCACCTTGGCGAAATCCAAGGGTGACCAGACGGCACTGCGCGGCGAATACCTTCTTCGACAGATCGAGGCTATATTGACCAGCGCCAATGCGCTTCAGCTGCTTTGCGATGTTCGACATGAAGCTACCGTCGTTGTCGAACTGCTCGGCGCAGTACTGCACCGAAACGCCGGCGTTTCTGCAGATGAACTCGTAGTGAGCGGCTTCGTCGGCGTCCTGGAAACGGCCCCAGCGGCTGACATCGAAGACCAGGATGACCTTGTAATCCGCTTGGGCCGTCTTCACGTCATGAAGCAGCTGCTGCAGCGCGCTGCGCCCCTTGATCGTCAATCCGCTCCTCGCCTTGTCGATGTAGCTTTGCACGATCTCGAGGTCGTGCTCGATGGCGTAGGCTGCGATCGCAAGCGCCTGGTTCGCGGTTGAATATCTCTGCTGCTCGCTGGACATGCGAATGTACTGGGCGGCGCGCACCCGCACTTCGCTTGCTTCGACAGCCCCTCGCGCCTGCGCCACGCCCCGACCCCTTTGCCGATGCCATGGTTATGCCACATCCTTGGACGGGAGTTCGGCAAAGCTCGCCCATGGTTGGCACTCTCCCAACCGATCGAGCAAGGTTCGACTATCTTTTTCGGAAATGTTGTCGGGCGAGGCGACAACATAGAAAGCCCGGCGCGAGGGGCACCCCGCGTCGGGCCTGAGGTTTGACACGATGTGAAGAGCGGAGGGCCCTTCACCCAACACTTCAGTCCAGCCGCTCGACCCGCACGAAGCCGAGCCCGCCGATGCCGAGCGCATCGGCGCCGGCGCGGCCGAGGTCGACACAGCGGCCGGCGATGAATGGGCCGAGATCCGTCGACACCGCCTCGATCGAAGCGCCGGTCTTCAGATTGGTGATGCGGAATCTGCGGCCGAGATCGTTCCGCGACGGCCGCGCGATCGTGTAGGGATCGCTGGCATAGGTGTCGAAGATCCGGCCGGACGCGGTGCGGCGGCCGTGATAGCCGTCACCGACGCCATATTGCGAGGCAATGCAGACTTCGGACGCGTGCGCGGGGCTTGCCCCGTTCGCGCCAAACAACACCCGCGCGGACGCGGCGCCGGCGATCGCCAGCGCGACAATCATCGTCATCCGTTTCATTGCCGCAACGAGACCTTGATGTTGAGCCAGTTGGAGAGCACCCAGCCGGCGCCGAGCGTCAGCCCGAAGGCGAGCCAGTAGAGCCCGCGCGACGACCAGCGCACCGCGGTCACGACGCCTTCCGCCTGCAGCTTCGCGCTCTCGACGGCCTCGACCGTCGGCTTCATCAGCGCGATATCGGCGATCGCCGCCTTGACCTCGCCATCGAGCTTTTGCACGTCGAGGCGCAGCGCATCCATCTTCTGATGCAGGTCGCGGCGCCCCTGCGAAGCCTTCTCGTCCTGCTGTCGCCATTGCGTCGTCAGCGTCTCCACCGCCGAGGCAAGCCCGCCGACCTTCTCGGCCATGCGCAGCAACGCGGCGTTGACCGTCTCCTCTCCCGTGCTCACTTCGCGGCACCAGCGCGCGCGCGGCAGACCCGGATCTGATCGCGCAGCTGCTTGTAATCGCCGACGAACAGCCGCAGCGCGGAATCCTTCGGCAGCGCCTGCAGCTCGGCCAGCGCCTTGTCCTGCGTCGCCGCATCGTATTCGTTGATGCGCGGGCAGACGATCTTGACGACGACTTCAGAATTTTCCGGATTGCAGGCTGTCAGCAACAGCATCGTCGGAAGGGCGAGCAACCTGGTCCATCGCATCGATCGTCTCCACGGTTTCGGCATTGACCTTCGCTGCGGTCGCGGCCGCGCCGGCGCTCTTGAGCGCCTTGTCGGCCTGATGTTCGTTGAAGGCATCGAGGGCGAGCTTGGCGAGGGCGCCGAGCAGAAGCCCGGCGCCCTCCTTTGCGAACCAGGCGAGAATGGCCGAGCCCATGTCAGGCCGCCTTGCTCGGCGTTGCCGGCGCCCCACTTGGGGTCGCCGGGTTGGCGACGTCGAGCGCAATCGCCTGCGCCTGCGCGACGGCCGGCTGCTGCGGCAACAGGTCGAGGATCCGCTTTTGCAGCGCCTCCGGCGTCAGGCCGAAGAACTTCAGCGCGTCCGGGATCGCGTGCAGCGCCGTGTTCGCGGCGACCGCGAGCGCATCGCTGCCGACCTCGACCTTGAGGCCCTGCACCTTCACCGCGCCCTTGGCGACCAGGCTGGACGCCTGCCGGTTGAGGAACGCGGTCAGCGCCTCGCGGTGCTTGGCCTCGATGTCGATGTTGAACTTGTTCTTGATCACCATGGCGACCCACGCCACCAGAGCGGTGATGCCGGCGGCGACGGCGCCGTTGATGATGTCGACGAGACTGCCGGTGACGGCCTGGCCGATGTCGATCGTCGCGGCGTGCACCGGCACGACCGACAGGGAGAACAGCAGAACGGACGCGGCAGATGCCGCGCTGAAACAACGCCTCATGATTTCACCTCTGATGTGGTTGGAAGCTGTTCGCGCGGCAAGGAAGCGCCGCCCGCGCGCGGCGATCAGGTCAGGAGCGGAACATCCGCTGCATGAATTTGCGCAAGGCCTCAAGGCCGGGGCCGAGCAGCAGCGCCAGGACGATGACGGCGACGATGACGAACAGGACGAACTCGCCCATTGGCTCAAGCCTCGCTGCTGACCGGCTTGCCGGCCGTATTGACGATCGGGAGCGCGACCATGCCGAGGGTCGCCGGCAACTGCGCTCCCTTCGGCCAGAAGAAGCCGAGAAAGACGTCGGGACGGTACGGCGAGACATTCACCTGGTCGTTCTGGTTGCCGCCGCAGCACGCGAGGGCGCCGTCCCTGGTGCGTCCTGCGACGAAGGTGACGTGGCCGCCGCCGTTGCGCGTCTTCACCGCGATGGCGCCGACCGCCGGACCCGCCAGGCGCACCACCGGCTCGCTTTTGGTGTCGGCATAAGACAGCGCCCACAGTGGCCGGCTCGACGGCTTTTCGCCGGCGCGCGAGAGGCAGAAAGAAACCCAGCCGGCGCACCAGGGCGTTGCATCGTGCTGGTAGTCACGTGCGACGGTCCGGATGTTGGCGACGAGCTCTGGATTGTCCGCAGCACCGGCGCCCTCCTTCAACCCCAGGTGAGCAAGCGAGACCGCAAGCCAGAGCGGCACCGCCGGCGGCGCCGACACCACGGGACGGTCGAGCAGCTCGGCCGTTGCGAGATCGACGATCCCAGTGACCGGCAATCCGGCGCGGCGCTGGTAATCTTCCACAGCCGCATCGGTCTGCTGGCCGAAATACCCGGTGCCGGTGAGCGGATAGCCGCGCGCCTTCAGCGCGAGCTGGACGGTTTGCACGGCCGGCCCGCTTGCACCCATGCGCAAGGGGCCGGCCGCCACGAGAGAGGCGATCGTCATGTCATGTCTCCATTAACGACGAAGGGGATAGAGGGCATTTTGCCGTTCTCTTGGTGGTTGCTTTGCTACAGGTTGACGTGATCGGTTTCGCTCGTTATACGGGTGGAATGAAAATGGGCAGCGCAGGGCCAGATCGAACTCCGGCGCACCCAGGCGCCACACCTATCGCGCGCCATAACGGGCCGAACGATGATTGACATCGGAGGATTGACCGCCTTCGCCGCGATCGCGGTGCTCGGTATCTGGATCACGATCCTGTCCCGGCAACGACGCGTCCAGCGCGGTTATGAGGAGATGCGCAAGGATTACGGCAGCGATTGGGGCTGACGCGACCCTCGAGGCGTCCGGCCGCCTCAAGGGATTTCTTCGATTTCGCAAAACAGCGATGTCAGTGTTGTGGTGCCCCCGGCCGCGGCGCGCTGGCGCAGGTCAAACCAATACGCGGTGCCAGGCGTAAGGCCGGTCACGAGTCCACCTGACGAAAACGGGACCGCCTGCCCTGCGACCGCCATGCTCGCAAGCTTTTCGCCATCGATGGCCGTTCCGGTAATCGCCGCGGCGTTGGCGGGTGCTGTGCCCGTGCCATAATAAGCCCGCACACCGGCAGCTGTATTGACCGTGTTATCGCTCATGACCCCCGTGAACAGGACGCGGACCCGCGATGAATAGACCGGCGTCAGTGTGCACGTTCCGCCAAGCCCGGCCATGACGCCGGTCGAACTCGTTGAGCCGGTTGGGTTGCTCGGCGTAGCTCCCAGGACAGCCGGCAGACTCTGCGCAATGGTGCATGTGCCCGACGTCGTGATCGTACAGGAGCCGGTCGCCGCAACACCATATCCCGCAGACACCTGCACGCTCGTAACGGTGCCACCGCCGCCGCCGCCTGATCCCGACCCCGTCATGTTCCGCCAGCGCGAGCTGGCACCGTCATACTTGAGATACGCTGCCGCCTTCGAGGCCAACACGAAATCGGCGCCGAGATCGAGCCTGTTCGCCGCCGTCGACGAGGCGCTGCTGTCCTTGAGCGTGATCGGAAAGCTGCCATTGTTGAACAGGAACAGGTCGCATCCCGCGACGCCGCCGGCGATGCCGGTGATGTTGCGAGCCGCGTCTGAATTGACGAGCAGCGTCGAGGAGGTCGCGCAAACGACTGAGGACGGATTGTAGTCGTTCTGGTCGGCCGTGATCTGTGCCGGCGCCGATTGTGTCGAGTCCCTGCGCGCTCCGGAGAAGTTCGCGAGGCCGCTGATCGTGGGCGCCGAGATTGCCGGCGTGTTGATCGTCGGGCTGGTCAGGGTCTTGTTGGTCAACGTGTCGGTGGTGCCGCGGCCTACGTAGGTGTCCGTTCCCTGGAACGTCAGCGTAACGCCATCAGTGCCGGCGAGCGTCAGTGTGTTGCTGAACGTCAGCGTCTTTGAAGCGCCTCCGGTCAGCGTATAGCTGCCGCTGGTGAAACTGTTGCCGTTGAGGCTGGTGGCGGTCGCGACGCCGAGCGTCGGCGTCACCAGCGTCGGGGACGTCGCGCGCACCACCGCGCCCGTGCCGGTGTTGGCGGTCGCCGCAAGCCCGTTGATCGAGAAGCTGTTGCCGGTCCCCGCCGTGTCGAATGTCTTGTTCGTCAGCGTGTCGGCCGTGGCCTTGCCGACCAAAGTATCGGTCGCGGCCGGCAGGGTCAGCGTCCCGGACGCGGTCGCGGACGCATCCAGGATCGTGGAGCCGGACGTAGTGCCGGCAATGCGCAAGCGCCCGACCGCACCGCTCGATCCGAACGTCTTGACGCCGGTGACTGTCTCGGTATTGCCGAGCGTCATTGCCGTGCCAGACGAGGCCGGGCCAGTCAGCGTCACGCCATCAGGGAGGGTCAAGGTGGCGCCCGTTGCAGGCGCTGTGATCGCCACCTTGTTGATCGAGGTGGCCGAGGCCGTGCCGAGCGTCGGTGTGACAAGCGTTGGCGATGTCGCCAGTACCATCGACCCGGTGCCGGTGACCGAATTCGCCAGGGAAACGCCGCCATAAGTCAACGGGCTTGTGACGGAGACGCCGCTGCCGGAGAGGATCACGCTGCCAGTCGATAGCGACCCGAGATAGATCGAGCCGGATCCCTTCGCATCGATGCCCAGATTCTCGTTCGTGCCTGACGAGATGACCCGCATAGAGAGAGAGCCACCCGCCGCCTGCGGAAAGATCTTGATGCCGGTTGCGGCCGACGCGACCGAGTTATCGACCTGAAGGCCGGGGTTGGTCGCCCCGTTCGCCCCGACGGCGAGAGCCGCGGCGGAATTCGACGTGATGCTGACGGCTCCGTTGACCGCCGCCGCTCCGGTCCAGCAGATCACATTGCTGCCGATCGTGCAGCCGGCGAGGGCCAGCGACGTGCCGCTCGCCACGCCGAGCGCCGGCGCCGTCAGCACAGGGCTGGTCAGCGTCTTGTTGGTCAGCGTCTGCGTCGCCGCCAGCGTCGCGATGCTGTCGCTGGCGTTCGGCAGCGTATAGGTCTTGATCGAGTCCGCCGGCCCCGTGAACTGCATGAATGCATTGTTCGTGCCGCCCTTGGCGCCGGAGAGCGGCGACGTACCAGGATTGGTCTGCGCGAGCGCCGGCGCGCACGACAGAGCGAGCACAAGCGCTATGGTGCCGAGAAGCTTCATCATGTTCTTTCCGTGTCGAGAGAGGGATCAAACCCAGCCGGTTCCGTCCGAAAGCGGCGTCAAGGTGATCGAACCGCCGTTTGAATCGATCACGTAGGACGCGCCGCCCATGATCGTCTTTGATGTTCCGGCCGAGGTGATGGTGATGTTGTTTGTCGCCGCGTCGTACTTGCGATCGACAATCCGAACCGGCTTCGTCGTCGTCGAGGGGTCCGGAAGACTGACTGCGGTCGCAGCGCCGACCGTCTTGTTGATCAGGATGACATCGGCATCGTCGTTGGTGACCGTCACAGACCCCGCCGCAGTGACTTCCCGCTCGGAGTGTCCTGAAGCTGCGAGGTCGCTCCCTTGCGCCAGGCCGATCCCGACATAGCGATCAGTGTGCTCGGTCGTCGGCGATCCACTCGTGCCGGTATAGATCCGAATTTTATAGTAGCCGCCGACGACGTGGAAATAGACGTAGCCGTTGGCGTCTGTGTCGATCGGATTTCCCGCGGGAATTGCCCCGTCACGATCGGTATAAAGCGCCGCCAAGGGCTGCCCGGGCACTTCCGAGCGCACCTCGACATGAGCGCCGGGAACGACGTTGCCCTGCGAGTCCTGAACCGTGAACTGATGCCGCGCCAAGGTCATGACGTTTCGTCCCTAGTTGATGCGAGCGCCGCGGATATCGCCGGCGCCGAGGGTCAGCGTGACGTAGCTGTCGCCGTCAATCGCCTTGCCGGCCGCGCCGCCGGCGCCGCCGCTTCCGGGTGTGCCCGAGCCAGGCGTTTGCCCCGGCGAGCCGGCCGCACCCGCAAGCCCGGGACCGCCGCCGGCGCCTCCCGTGCCGCCCCCGTCGTTGGGAATGAATCCACTGCCGCCGCCAGCCCCGCTGCCCCCCGCAGACGATGTGCCGTCCGCGCCAGCGCCGCCGGCAGACGTGCCACCGACCGGGCCACCGGCGCCGCCGTTGGCGCCGCCGCCGCCATTCCGTCCGGCGCCACCACCGCCGCCGCCGCCACCGCCGCCGCCGGTGGAAAAGCCACCACCACCACCACCACCACCGCCGCCGCCGCCCCAGAGGCGCCCACCACCCGACATGTCGAGCGCGATCGCCTGCCGCGTATAGAGCGCGAGACCGCCAGGGTTGCCCACCAAGGCGTTCTGACCGCCCTCGCCGCCAGGCCCGCCACCGCCGCCGGCTCCCTCGATGGTGCCGTTGAGAACGAGATTGACCGTCACGCCGGCAGGCCACGTCCCGACATCGAACGCCGTCAGCGTGAAATAGGTGGACCCGATGGTGACGCCTGCATTGACCGTCGCGGTGATCGTGTCGCCCGATTGCGGCGCCGGATAGATCGAGTCATGGGCCGTTCGCAGATTGACGTTGAAGGTGTCGGCATCGAAGACGATCTGGCGATCGGTGAGGTCCGCGTCCGGCGCGGTCCACAGCATCTCCTCCGCCTCCACCGTGAACTTGTCCGGCCCGGGATTCACGCGCGTCGTCTGGATCGGAATGTTGCTCTGCGCCCCGGTCGCATCCTGCACGCAGAAGGATTCGATGCGGTAGCCCTGGCCAAGACTGACATCCGTCTCGGCGTAACGCGCGGTCGCGAAGGTCACGCGCCGCGGCGGATCGCGAAAGCGGCCGATCAGGATCTCGCCGAGCCGGTCGGCGACGGTCCGGCCGGCCTCCGGAATCCACCGCGAATAAATCGTCTTGATCGCCGACGAGCCGTAATCCGCCTCCGCCTCGTCGTCGATCGTGAGCGATGTCGAGCGGTAGTTGTCGAGGTTCGAAAGCGGCTTGGTCGGGTCCTTCTGGCCGAAATAGACCTGCACGCGCGAGAGCCTCTGGTCGGGCTGCTCCTTCAGCGTCAGCGACTTCTCGATCGTGTTGTCCGGCGTGAAGGTGAAGGCATCGGTCAGAACGCCATGCAGCACCTTCAGCCGGACCTGCTGCGCGATATTGTCATCCCAGATCGCGAGGCCGGCCTGCTCGGCCAGCTCAGACAGCAATGTCGCGACCGAGGTCGGCTCGCAAATGTTCGCCGTGTAGACCGTACCGAGATAGGCCGCAGTTTCTGCCTGCCACTCCGCAACATTGATGTAGCTCGACGGCACATCGGCGTAGGTCACGAGAAGGTCTTCGACGATATCGGCGACGTCCTCTCCGACGTAGCGCAGCACCAGCTGGCACCGGTCCTGCGCCTTATGTGTGGTCGCCGTGGTCCCGAGCTGGCCGCGGACCAGCGTCAAGGTGTTGCCCGACCGGGTGAACGAAGCCACCTCGCTGCCGCCGATATTGATATATCCGGAGGCCGGATACTCGGCATTGCCGATGCCGGACGGAAGCAGCGTTGCCGACGTCGCCACGGCGGTGATGTCCGCCGAAAGAAAGCCGTTCGACAAGGCCGGCGCCTGCGCGCGGTCGCCATCGGCGTACTTCAGGACATCCTTCGCAATGATGGTGTACTTGCCTTCCGGCGTCGGCCCGTCGAAGCTGTCGATGACGAAATAGCGCGTCTCCATGTCGGCGAGCTCATCGCCGAGCAGGCCGGTGATCCAGCGCAATTCCTGCCCGCGAACGAACGGCTGCCGCGCGCGGAACTTGCCCCAGAACGTCCCCTGGCTGTACGGATCGTAGGTCCGGTCGGCGAGATACTTGTCGAACCCCTCGCCCGTGTCCGAATGCGGATGATCCTTGAACGTGATCTGCAGCGTCGCGCGCGTGCCGAGATCCTTGCCGAGCGAGATCGTCGCCGGCGTGTAGGAGATGTCGAGGATCGATGCCGCGACGATCTCGATGTCGTCAGGCAGATACGAGGCCGGCCTTGCGAACCGCCAGACGACGTCATCCGCCAGGAAGTTTGCGGTGTCCTGGCAGGTCGCCTTGCTGTTGAAGCATTTGATGCTTCCCGTCGCCGGGATCGAGGCCGTGCACGGCGCAACGCCATAGGTGCGCGTGCAGACCGGAACGTCGAACTCGATATAAGTCAGCGATTTCATCAGGCGACGCCGCCAATCTTGAGATCGAACGCCAGAAGATGGCTGGTCGTGTCCGGCGTCGGCGCGGGGTCATCCATCAGCCAGCCGTAGCCGACCTCGCGCGGATAGGTTTGGGGACGCCAGGCGAAGAAAAACGGACGATCGCGGCCATCCTTCAGGAACGGGCGCATATAGGTCCGGAACCAGGCCGGCGAGATCAGCGACAGCGGCACGGTCGTCTCGCGCCACTCGTCGAGCACGATGCGGCCAAGGAAGTTGCCGCTTTCGCTGCGGCCGTTGGCGACGCTGACCTTGATGCCGTCAGGCATGGCCATGTGGCCGGCATAGACCTTGCGCTCGACCACCAGGAGCTTGCCGACATAGACGACGGCGGCACGCGCGGAATCAGAGCCCGATTGCAGCCTGATGCGCACCTGCGACAAGGATTGTGCCTCAAACCGGAACAGCGCCGGCCCGTCGTCGGGCAACATCACCTCCTCGACGACCTCGGTCCACACGCCGCCGATATAGCCTTCGATCGACACCGGGATCGCGGCCGACGCCAGATTGTGGCGCGCGATGGCGACATAATCGATCTCGTCGACATAGTTGGTCGTGACCGTCAGATATTGCTCGGTGTCATCTGCAGCCCGCCATTCAAGGTGCGTTGCCGGGTTGGCGAGATTGGAGGCCGGATAGTTCGGCGCCTGCGTATCGGCGACGATCGTTGCCGCGGTCACGATGTTGTGCCAGCCGATCAGGGGATGATCGAGCGACAGGCCATCCGCCGCATCAGCGAGAACGACGGCGCTAGAGATGACGAGCGACATCAGGCCGGCCTCACCTTCAGGACGTAGCCGTCGGCCAGCATGTCATTGAGGCCGTCGATCGTCTCTCGCAGCCATTCGCGCGTCGCGCCGGCGCCCATCGCCAGGTTCACCACCGTCGGCTGCGACCCGGCGCCGTTCCGCTGCCCCTGATTCCCACCGCGGTTCGGCGTGATATCGATCTGCTCGCCGGGCTCGACCATCGCCTGAAACAGCCTGCTGTCGCCGCCGCCGACGCCACCAGGAACGGTCATCGACAAGCCGTCCTTGAAGCCGGTCGGGACCGACTGGCTCTTGATCTGCGCCACCAGCGTGGCGCCCTTGGCCAGCACGGCGGCCATTGCGGCAAGGTTCGCCGGGAATGGAAGCTCGAGCGCCTTCGCCGCGCCGGTGAACATCGAAATGGTCGCCTGGATGGCTCCAAAGACCTGCGCCGCCGTCGCCATGGCAGAGCTTTCCTTGCCGAAGGACGCTGCGATCGTCGCGAAGCTTCCGGCCATGGAGGCGCCCGCGATGTTCCATGCGGTCCCGGCGTTCTCCGCGGCCTTCTGCATGGCCTGGTCGTAGGTCTCTGCGCTGATCTTGCCGGCGTCGAACAGCGCCTGGATCTTTTGCAATTCGAGCTGGTACGTCTGCGACGGCATCAAGTTCGATTGCGTCAACTGCAGCCCGGCCAGGGTCAAGGCGTAGTCCGACGTCTTCTGCTTCAGAAGATCGAGCTGCGCCTGTTGTGCGGCGGTGATCGTGGTGTGGTTGGCGGTCGCGATCGACAGCGCCTGCAGCTGGATCTTGGTCGCCTCCATGGCACCAGGCAGCATTCCGAAGGTCTGGACCTGGGCAGACTGCGACTGCAGGGACTTGTTTTGCGAGTCGATGAAGCTGTCGACCGCGTTCTTGCCACCCATGGTCGCGAAGTTGAAATCCTTCTGCGCCTTCGAGGCCTTGTCCGTCGAGGCCGCCGCGGCATCGGCCCCCGACTGCTGGCCCTTCCAGAGCCGGTCGATGATGCCGAAAGTCGCGGTCGCGGTCTCGCCGACGCCGGTGACGCCGCCCTTGACCGCATCGAACGCCGCCGCAAACTGGCCCTTCAGCACGAGCGACATCGCCGAGGACACGGTCGAGATATAATCGGCCAGCGACTTGAAGACGGCGCCGACGATCACGCCACCGCTCACCAGGGCCTTCATGGCCGTTGCGACACCGGTCAGGGCGACATCGAGAGCGCCGGAATTCTTGGCGCTCTCGACCATCGCATTGGTGATCGCGACCATGGACGGCAGCACCTGCGCGGTCGACTGGGCGATCAGGCCTTTCCATGCGGCGTGCAGCCGGGTCAGATTATCGTTGAAGTCTTCCGCCGCCTTGCCGGTCTGTCCGTCGACGATCAGGCCGAATTTTGCGGCCTCATCCGTCATCTCCTTGAGCCCGTCGCGGCCGCCGTTGAGCAGCGGGATCAGGTCGGCGCCGGTCTTGCCGAAGATCGCCATGGCCGCCGCGGTCTTGCCGGAACCGTCCTTCAAGCCCTCGAACCTGTCGGCGACATCGCCGAGCACCTCATCGGAGGATTTCAGCTTGCCGTTGGAATCGACGACGGAGATGCCGAGAGCCCGGAAGGCGTTGGCGGCATCGCCGGTCGGCTTGGCCGCGGCGTCGACCAGGTTCTTCGACAGCTTCGCCACGCTCTTGCTGAGCGCCTCAAACGAGACGTCCGACAGCTCGCCGGCATAGGCCAGCGCCGACAGCTGCTCGATCGGCACACCGAGCTTGGCCGACGTCTTGGACAATTTGTCCATGTCGTCGATCGTGCTCTTCATGGCAACGCCGATTGCGACGCCCGCCGCGGCAACCGCAGCGGCCGCAGCCGCCATGCCCGTCGCCACCGTCATTCCGAACGCCGCCAGGCTCGACTGCGAGTCCTTCAGACCCTTGTCGAGCCCGGCGGTATCGGCACCGAGGATAACCCTGAGGGCTCCGATGACGGAGGCGCTGGACATGCTAGTTTTTCCTCGAGACCTTTGCAGCTTCCGCAATGGCGCCGAAGATGGCCCATTGCTGCTCGGCGGTCTGACGCGGCCGGGACGCCTGGCTCCCGCGCGCCAGGAGCTTTTTGAAATTCGGCCGTTTCTGGCGGGGCAGGAACGCGGTGTGCCAGGCCAGCACCATCCGCTCGTTATGCTCTCGACGCTGGCGAATTCGGGCCGCCTCGAACGTCAGCGCGAGCGTCCTCGGCGTCTGGTCCCAGAAGGATTCATGCGTGTAGCCGAGCGCCAGCCAGTCGATGATCAGGCGGTCCCAGTCCCACTCCGGCGCCGCCTCCGCCGAGGGCCCGCAGTGCCGTTGGCAACCTCCGGCGGATTGGCGATCCCGAACGCCTTGAGCAACAGCCTGGAGCATTCCAGCGGCCCGATCTCGTCGATCAGATCGCCGACCTCCTCTTCCGTCAGCTTGTGATGCTGATAGAGACCGGCCCACATGATGATGATGCCGTCACGCTCACGCCACTCCTCCTCCGGACGATTCATCAGCGACGTCCAGGACACCCCCGTCTTGCCCTCGACCAGCGCTCTGGCATTGGTGCCAAGGCGCATCGTGAAGGTCTTGCCCAGCGCCTCGAACGACACCTCGCCCTTTTGCGGATTTGCCATCAGGACGCCCCCACTTATGCGGCCGTCACGGCCGCGCTGGTCGCGGTGGCGCTGCCGGCGGAATTGAGGCCGGTCACCGCGACCGTGATGGCGTCGCCGCTGTCGCCCGCGGTTATGACGTAGGTCTTGCTGGTCGCGCCGTTGATGTTCACACCGGCATTCTTCCACTGGTACGTGAACGAGGTCGGCTCGTCATCCCAGACGCCCTCATAGGCGGTCAGGGTTGCGCCCAGGGTCAGCGCGCCGGAGATCGCGGGCAGCACAACATTGCTCGGCGCGGTCGCCGCATGTCGCTCCGGAGCACCCGTGACCTTCCAGGTCAGCGACATCACCATCTTGTCGTCGATCGGGGTGTCCGGCTCCATGCCGGTGATGAAGGCGCTGTAGTCTACATACGCGCCGCTCGGAAACACGTTGCGGCATTCCTGGGTGGTGCGCAGCATCGCATAGAGCTGCGCCTCCGCCGTTCCGGTCGGCACGTAGTGAATGTCCGCCGTCACCTCGCCGGCATCGGCAAGACCCGGAATGAATTCGCGCGTGCCATCCGGGCTCAGCTGGTGGCTCGCATCGATCGAGTCGACCGACATCCCAGGCGGGGTCACGTTGGCCTGCTCGCCGATGGTCGTATAGACGCCTTCAATCTTCACCTTGAACAGCGAGCCATAACCAATGCCTGCAGCCGTCATGTCAGTCTCTCCTTCGTGTTGTTTTCTGAAAAATGAATTCGATCAGGCGACCGCAGTCGGCGCGCCCTCGACGGTGCGATAGGTCACCAGATACTCAACCCGAACCCCGCCGATGTGACGCTCGCCATCGGCTTCCGCCACGCTCTCGGTCGCGGTGAGCTGGACGTTCTGGGCCAATCCGCCGAAAAACACAGCGGTGCCGTAGTTGATCATGGCGGCGATGCCAGCCTCGATCTCCGCGGCGACCTGGTCGAGCAGGTCATCGGGCGGACCAGCCGTCGACACCCGCCCCTCGACATGCAACGTGCAGCGCCGCTCGATTTTCGGCGGACGGCCGAGCACGGCACGATTGGAGGATTCCGAGCGCGTATAGATCAGCAGCGTCGGTTGGTGTTCCTTCGGAAGCGGCCGGGTGCGGCCCACGTAAACGCGAGACTCCGTTGTGGCGAGGCCAGTCAATCCGGCCACGACCGCGTCACGGATCTGCTTTCGCGCATGGTCTGGCATCAAGCCGCCCTTTTCAGGTTGGCGCCGACGAAACGGTCCCAGCCCTCGCGCGCACGCGGCACCAGCTTGTGCTGGAACACCGCCTGCGCCCGCTCGTAGAACGGGAATCGCTTCTGGTAGCGCGGCGGCTTCACGAACATGATCACCGGCACCACCTCGCGCAGATCGGCGCGGTAATAGATGCCCGGCGCCACGTTGCGATCAGCTGCGCCCCCCACGCCGGGACGCAGCACGAAATAACGGCCCGCCTTCTTCCGCTTGGCTTTCGAGCGCCGGCTGTTCGTCGCATTGGCCTGATAGCCGGACGACTGCTCGGCCGCACCGAGTTGCGACAAGATCCGGGTGATGGTGCCGCCCGAAATGTTGCCTGACGCATCCAGCGTCGCGCCTCTGCCCGGAACGGCATATTCGCCCTGCTCCATCAGGCCAGACCGGATCAGCGCGCGCTCGAACGATTTGTGGACGCGGGCGCCGCCCTCGACCTGCGGGCCAAGATACCGCCAGGCCGGCACAGAGCCGAAACCGTCCTTGAAATAGACCTCGGCCACCAGGTCGCGCTTCGTCGCCGGCTTGACGTAGAGCGCATTGAGCGTGAAGCGGGTCGGACGATCGAACACCGATTTCATGGTTTCGATCTCATCGGCCTTGATGTCCTGTGCCGTCTTGGTCAACGCATAGGCCGTGACGATCGGCGCATCGCGCTCCGCAAGGTTGCGCAGAGCCTTCATGACATCGGTCGCGTCGACCCGGAAATGAAGTCCAACCATCAGACCAGCGCCCCCAGTCGCAGCAGGGCCATGCCCTGGCCGTCCGGATCGATCGACGCCACCTCGAAGGCGCCGACGCCGGCAACCGTCAGCTGATCGCGGACACCGCCGTTGGCCGTCGCCGGCAGATCGGACTGCCGGCAAAAGAACGTCGGTCGCGCGTCGAGCGAAGCCGCGTCATTGAGCGCGACTGCGATCGTCGGGCGATCGAAGATGCCGGGAAACGGCTCGCTGGCGATTCCGCCGGACGGCGTGTAGACGCCCTCGTCGCCGAATTCATCGACGTCGAGGAAGACCAGGCGGTCGGCGGCGGTTTCGATCGGCATGGGTGGTTACTTCTGCTGCGCCGCCGCTTCCTTCTGGCGCGCCGCGAGATAGTCGTCGAGCTTCGGATATTTCGCCTTGATGGCCTCGTTGGCGGCCCACTCCTCCGACCAGGCGCGCTGCTGCGCGGCAGCAGCATCCGCCCTCTCCTGCGCAAGTCGCTGCGCTTCCGCACGGGCGGCTGCAGCCTCCCGTTCCATCTCGGCCCGCTCGGCGCGCTCCTCGAGCACGCGCACCGCATTGAGCAGACCAACCACCGGATCGTCGCGGTCGCGCTTGCCCTTCGGCGCCTCCAGCTCCTCGACCAGGCCCATCTGGCCCTTCGGCGGCTCGGTCAGGCCGAGCAGCTCGCCGACCTTGAAGGCCTGCGTTTCCTTGGCGCGCGCGAGGCCAAAGCCATCGCTGACGCGGCCTCCGCCCTCGATCGGCTCCAGCTTGTGCTGGCGCGCGACGGACTGCGCCGTGCTCAGCAGCAGCAGCGCGCCGGCGCCGACATTGAAACCACGTCCGATGACACGAAAAGCCTGCATGGGAAGTCTCCTTGGGAAGGTGTTGACGAGGGCTATCGGCGGTCGCGGCACAGGCGCGGCCGGCGACAACCCTCCCCGGCGCACGCCGGGGAGAGATGCAGCGATTGCAATCAGATCAGCGTGACCTGGACGGCGCGCTGCCAGTAGCCGTAGCCGACACCGCGCCAGGCATCGATACCCATCTGCCAGGCATCGTTGTCGAATTCGTATTCGGACCCTTCGGCCTTCATCTTCATCTCGACTTCCTGCTCGCTCTGGCGGATCAGCGCCTTGATCGGCGAGTCGGTGCGGAAGATGACGAACTTGTCGGTCCAGCCCGCCGAGGTCAGGCGGACGTTCATCACCACCTCGACCCTGAAGTTGCGCAGCAGGTTCGGATTGAGGTTCTGCTGCAGCATCGCCGGCACCAGCTGCGACACGGCGCCGAGCGCGGCCTTCATCAAGCCGATCGGCACCATGACCAGGAACGCCGAGGCGTTCTCGTTCATGGGCTCGCCCTTGTCATCCTTCAGCTTGAGGATGGCGACGATGCCGGCCGTGATCGCCTGCTGCATCTCCTCGACGCTGGGGTCGGTTACGATGCCGTGCAGCGTCGCCGGGAAGGCCGAGATGTCGGCGTCGATCTTGTTGGACTGCGAACCGGAATCGCCCGTGACGTGATCGGTGTCGAAAAAGTACTGACCGTCATAGCAGAGCGAGGTCGCGCCGTTGACGATCAGCGCCGAGGTCAGCGAAGCCCAATGCGTCTGGCTGCGGTCGGCAAACTCGTCGACGCGGGCGCGGATCTGGCCGGTCTTGTCGCGGCGCGCATCTTTCTTCTGGATCTCGAGCGTCGCCTCATAATGCTTGTTGATGATGGTGAGGCCGTCGCCGCTGAAGCCCTTGGCCTGGCGACCGCCGATCCACTCGCGCATCATCGGGGTCTGACCGAGGAAATTGTAGGTCTCCGAGGCCTGGTCCGAACCGAAGAAGTTCGAGACGCCATCGAGCCAGTTGGTGCCGGGATCGGATTCGAGCCGCGCGAAGTACATGCCCCGGATGGCACGGCTGGACAGAAGCTGCTGGTCCATTTGCGATAGTTCCTTGTTTGCTGGTGATGCCCGCGCCGAGCGGCCGGGTGGAAGGGAACGCAGCGGCGACGTGCCGCTGCGCCGGCGTGATGATGGCGAGCCTTACGCCTCGCGCGCCCAGGTGCCGCGCAGCGCCTGCACCGCGTAGCCGTCGGCATCGTTGCCGCCGATGATGGCGAAGTCGCCGCGGCGCGCCGTCGCCTTGGTGTTGATGAGATCCTTGTTGTCGGCGCCGGTGATGTCGGGGCCGAGGATCATGTCGGCCGCGTTCGGGCTGATGTTGACCGCCACGGCGCCGAAGGCCCCGCCATTGACGACCGCGAAGCTGTCGAGGCCGGTCGCGATTGCCGGCAAGGTGACGATCTTCGCGTCGGTATCGACCCAGAACAGCTTGCCGGAATCCTCGGCATCGAGCGTCTTGTCGGCGCTGATGGTCTCGCGCACCGTGTACTGCTGCCAGGGATCGCGCAGCGCGTCGACATCGAAGCGCACCACGACGACGCCGGCGGAGACGAAGCGATGCACGAAGCCAATGAAGCTGCTGCCGACCGGCGAGAAGCTGAACGTGTCGTCATCGCTGGCATAGACCGGCTGGCCCTTGTCGGTGATGACGGCCCCGGTCACCGGCAGCTCGACCTTGCCGGCCGTGCGCAGGTCGACGTTGATCGCGGCGGCCGCACCGGCGGAATTGTCCGCCTTGGCATTGGCGAACCCGGCGAAGCGGTCGCCGGCGACCAGCGGCCGGCCGTGGCCGGAGGCATCGACGACGCCGACCGCGGCGCCCTCATAGACGATATCGGCGGCGATGACAGGAAGGCCGCCCTCTTCGATCACGTCCTTGCCGCCCTCATACGCGCGCGGCTTGTTAGCTGCCAAAGTCGTCATTGGCTGTTGTCCTTTTCAGATGGTTGGTACGGAAGCGCCGGCGCAGGATGCGGAACGGCGAAAACGAAACTGGCCGGCGATCAGCTCGCCGACCGGCCCCCCAGCACGCGCACCTTGCCCGACGCCTCGGCGCGCTTGAGCGAGACGTAATCCTCGGCGGAGGCAAACTCGGCCTGCAGCTGCGGCGAGGCCGCATATTCCGCCTTCCAGCCCTCCGGCGTGGTCGCCTTCTCGCTGCCGGACGCCGGCGCGGCGGACGCACTCGGCGCCGCCGGCACCTTGCCTGTCAGCCTCTCGACGTCGGCAATCGCCTGCAGCTGATTGCCGCGCAGCTGCCGCTCGGCGGCAAGGATGCGGCCCGCAGCCATGTCGGGCGTCACCGATGCATCCGCCTTCATGTCGGCGATCAGCTTGTCGTGGCCGGGCAGTGCATGCGCCTCGATGCCGAGGATCCGGCTGCGCTCGGCGGTGGCGCCCTCAAGGCGCAGCGCGTTGCAGAGCTCGGGATAGGCCGCGACCAGGTCCGCGGTCGTCGTGGTGGTCGCGGCGGCGGGCGCCGGCAGCTTCTCGCCTGGCGCCAGGCTCACGATAGCACCAGGCGGTTGAGACTGCAGAGCGGTCTGCAGGGCAGTCGTCGTCGCAGCCGCAGCGAGATGCACGGCCGCCAGTCCGGAAGTCGTCATGGTCTTCTCCTTGTGATGGCCGATTGGCCTAGTGAACGCTCTTTACGAATTCGGCAAAGGCGAGTTGCGGGTCGATGATCCCGTCAACCAGCCCTGCCCGCACGGCGTCCTCGCCGTGATAGACCTGCGCCTCCGTTGCCAGCGCCCGCGCCATAGGCAGGCGAGCGCCGCGCGCGGCTCCGACCACCTCGGCGAATTGATCGCGTCGGCGATCGACGCGCGCTTGCAGGGCGGCCTTGACGTCGTCGCCGAGCGGCATCGTGGGGCTGCCATCGGTCTTGTGCTTGCCGGATGAGATCAGCGTCACCTTGATGCCGTCCTGCTCGAGCTTCTTCGACAAATCGGCATGCATGGTGACGACGCCGATCGAGCCCGCGGCGCCGGTTTCCGGCATCACGATCTGCCGCGCGGCGGAGGCCATGAGGTAGCCGGCCGACAGCGCGAAATCGGTGAGGATCGCCAGCGTCGGCTTTTGCGCCGACAGCGCCGCGATCATCGACGCCGTCTCGAACGCGCCATTGACCTCGCCGCCAAAGCTGTCGACCTCGAACACAACACCCTTGATCTTGGGGTCGCGGGCCGCCCGCGCGATCTGCGTCTGCAAGCCTTCATAGGAGGTCTCGCCGGAGGATTGCCCGATGAACTTGCCCTTGTGCACGAGCGTGCCCTCGATGCCGATCACGCCGACATTGTCGATCATCTGCACCAGGCGGTCGCCGCGGCCTGCGGCTTCAAACGCGCGGCCCATGGGATCGCCGACCTTGCCCATCGCATCGGACGGACGGCCATTCTCGAACGCGACGTGATTGACCGCGGCAATGCCCGGCAGCGTCACGCCGCCCTCGACGATGCGCGCGCCGAGACCGATCAGGAAAGCCTGCAGCTTGCCGGGATCGACCATCAGCTCGGAGCCGAACAACCGGCTGGCGATGTGAGGCATCAGCAGCGTCATGACGCTTTGCTCCGCTTGGGTTGGGTTTCGTCATCCGACGTATCGTCGGCTTGGTCCGGATCTTGCGGCTCGGCGGCCACGCCCGGCCCGGACGGCGGCGGCGCGCCGAGACCCGCTTCCTTGCGCATGCGCTGTTCCTTGGCGCGCTGCGCGTTCTTCTTCTCGAACTCGCCGCCGGTCCGCTCCATGCAGACCTGCTCGATGGTCTTGAAACCGGCCTCGACGTCCTGCTTGTCGGCATCCGATTCCTGCTTCGGATTGAGGCTGGCGCGCTGCGGCCCGATCCACTCGGCGCCGCAATAGGCCTTGCGCATGATCGGATCGGTGAAAAAGCCGGGACGGTTGAGGCGGCCGGAGGCGACCGCCTCCTCCATCATCCATTCATAGACCGGCTGCACGAAGCCGGCGGCCAAGCGCCGGCGCCGCTTGCGGAAATACTGCCAGGCCAGCTCGAGCGCGGCGCGCGAGGCGGAATAGGACGCGGTGAAGTGCTTGACCAGCAGCTCGAATGGCAGCTCGAGCGCGACGCCGATCTGCCGGCAGAACGCCAGAAAGAACGGATCGAACTTCTCGTTCGGCCGCGTCGGATTGATTGCGGTCGCCTTCTCGCCTGGCGCAAGGCTGATGACCGCGCCGGCGCCGAGCTTGACCTCGTTCGAGGCCAGTGAGGAATCGGTCTCGCCAATCAGCGGCTCGCCGCCGTCCTCGGTGTCGGGCGTCTCGATCGCCAGCGTGAACATCGCCGAGATCACCGCGGCGGTCACCTCGGCGTCGGAATAATCGGCGAGCTGCTTGATGGCCTCGATGACCGGCGCCAGATACGGCACGCCGCGGGTCTGGTCGGGCCTGGTGCGCTCGAACATATGCAGCACCAGGGCGCGGCCGTCATCGGTACGCGCCGGCACCCGCTCCCACGCGAGGCCCCCGACATGCAAGCCGCCGGGATGCTTGTTCGTGATGTGGTAGGCGACCGGCACGCCGTTGCCATCGTGCTCGATGCCGCCCTTGATCGTGTCGCTGTCCGCCGCCCGATGCGGGTTGCACACCCGATCAGCCTCGATCAGCTGCACCTTGGTGCCGTAGACGTCACCCGGATCCTTGCGATACCGGCGCACCGCAAAGTTGTCACCGCTCTCGAGCTCGGAGCCGAAGGCGAGCGCCTCCATCTCGTCCATGCACTGCACGCGCGTGAAATCGCAGCGCTCGGAGAACAGCTCCCATTCGCGTTCCTGCTCGCGCTCCATCGCATCGGCCTGCGCCGGCGTGATGCCGAGCGCCTCATGGTCGATCGAGGCCTGCAGCTGCAGCCCGTCACCGACGACGTGGGTGATGTTGGTGGCAATCGCGCCGGTCGCGAGCGGCGCATTGCGGCGCAGGTCGCGCGATCGGGCGCGCAGATCCGGCAGGTCGAGCAGCGTGTCCGCGTCGGCCGAGCCTTCCTTCGGCCGCCAACGTTTGGTCGGCCGCCGATCGCGGGCGCCGCCGTTATAGCTGCCCGACGCCATCATCAACTGCGTGCGCGCCTGCAGACGCGCCAGGCCGGCCGATGGCGAGAACGCGGAAACGACGCGGTCGATGAAGGTCGGAGAGGCGACCGGGATCTTGCTCATTCGGGCACCACATAGCGGGTCCGCCGCCGGCCGCCGGCGGACACCGGCGTCAGCGCGTTGACCTGGCCTTGCCAGAACTGGATCTGCTGGCGGATCTCGGCGGCATCGGCGCGCTGCAGCTTGCGGCGGCCGTTGCCGGTCTCGATCTCGTAGCTCTGGCTGCGTGCGACGGCAGCCGAAGCGGCGAGCCACAGGGTGAGCTGGGCTTGCGCCTGCTCGAGCGTAATGCCTGCCATCTCAAATGCCCGTCGAGAGAACGCGCCGGCCACGCGCGCGGATCTTGGCCGAAGATTGCGCCGTCGGCGCCAGCGATGCTGCTGCAGTGGCGCCACGCGGCGCGAGCAGATCTTCCAAGTCGCCCTGGACTGGCGCCAGCGGGATTTCGCGCTCCTGCTCGAGCTTGAGCCAGATTGCATCCGGCAGGCCGCGGATGCCGAAATTGTTCGCAGCAGTCTCGGCCTGGTTCATGGTGTCGAGCGCTTCGTTGGCCTGGCCGGGATCCTTCTCCCACTTGTAGACTTCAAAGCCTTGGCGGTTCTTCTTCGCCTTGCGGTACTCGGCTGTGAGCTGGCGGAAGTACTCGTCGTCGAGTCCGCGTGGAAACGACACAAAGCCCTTCTGCAAAGGATCTTCCTTGGCAAGGTCGCGGTACAACGCCATCTTCAGCACCGAGGCGCCGAAATTGAAGAAGCGCCCAGCCCACTTCAGGATCTTGCCGGTGCGCTCGTTGCGCTCCTTCTTGACGCGGGCGATGCGTGGCGCCGAATCCTCGCCTCGGCCGCGCACCATGATCAGCTTCGAGCGCGGATGACGCTTGGCCCAGCTCCAGACGTCCTCGGTCCAGGCATTGCCGTCGATCGCGGCGCGGTCGATGCCGATGCGCCGACCGAAGCCGTTCGGCCAAGTCTGCTGCAAGAGGCCGTCGAGCCGGGTGCGCGTGATGTCTTCCGAGATGTGGCCGGGGATCACGCCATAGGCGATGACGAAGCGACGGAAGTCGCGGCCCCAGCCCACCAGCTGCCACTCGACGCGGTCCGCCTGGCAGTCGATGCCGAGCGTAATGACCAGCGCGCCGGCAGGGATCTCGCCGCAGGCGTAGTGCGAGGCGGCCGCGCGATCGCGCAGCTTCTCCCACGGCGGCGCCTCGCCCTTGGCCTGGTATGCCTTGCCGCAGGTGTCGTTGAGGAAGGTCTGCTCGGCGGCGCTGTCGCCCTTGACCCGCAGCCACTCCATGGCGATGCGAGCCCAGGACTGCAGGTAGGAATAGGCGCTCCAGATCCAGAACGAACGATGGAAGCGCTTGGCTTTCTGGTTGTGAGCGCGCCACTCCAGGCCGGCGAGCATCTGCGGACGATGGTGTTCCTCGATCTCGCAGCCGCAGGCGACGCAGGTGAAGTGCGCGGCCTCCGGCTTGTCCGGATCGAGATGGGCCAGCATGTTCTCCCATTCGAGCACCTGCATGGCCTGGCAATGCGGGCACGGGACGTAGGGATACTCCTGGCTACCCTGCTCGAAGCTCTTGGTGATCCGGCATCCCGGCATCACCAGCGGCGTCGACGTCTTCAGGATCTTGGCGAACTCGGCGGCCCGCGAGCGGCCGTCCGCCTGCATCTCCGGATCGCCCGCCGCATTCATCTCCCACTTCGCCAGATCGTCCTGCACCTGGCGGGGCATGGTGACCTGCGACAGCGACGCCGGCGAGTTGGCGCCGGAGATCAGGATCGCGCCGAGGCCGTCAACATGCTCCTTCATCAGCACCGAATTGGCACCGTCGCGCGAGCCGGCTGGGAAGATGCGGTTGAGCGAGGTCGTACCGCGCAGCATCGGCAGCAGCTTCAGCTTCGACCAGCGGATCGCGTTGTTCTCGGTCGGATGCGTGTACAGGAAGTCGGTCGGATCCATGTCCATGGAGCCACCAACGAAGACGTTGCCGACCACCGTCTTGCCGATCTGGGCCGATCCAATCACCGTCACGACGCGGCAAGGATCATCCGGAGACAGCGCTCGCAGCGGCTCGTCGAAATAGCAGAACAGCTTGCGATTGTACGGGCCCGGAAATTGGCTCTCGCGCTTGGTGAAGACGATGTTCTCTTCGGCCCAGCGCACATAGTCGACCTGCGGTGGCGGCTCGATCGCCGCGGCCGCCGCTTCCATCGCCAGCCGTTCTGCGTTTGCGATCTGGATGCACATCAGCTGGTTTCCGTCTCGTCCTGGTCGATGTCATCGCCGGCGAGCTCGTGGTCGACGACTTGCGGCAGGGTCTCAACCTGGTTGCGGATCTCGCCGGCAGCCGCGGCGCGGACCTCGCGAAATTTGGTGCGCAGCAGGTGCAGCACGTCGCGCTGCGGCAACTTGAACTCTGCCGAGATCGCGGTCGCAAATTCGCTCAAAGCACCCTCAAATGTCATCACCAGCTGTGCCACCGCACGTCCGACCTGCGCCCGCGCCGCCGCTGCATCGGTCAAGAGGCCTGCGCTGACGGCTTCCTGGCGGGCGCCCTCGCGGTTCTGCCGCTCGAGCTGCTCGAGCCGCTGCCGCTTGATCTTCTCCTCGACAGAGTCGACGGCGCTGGATGGCGGCGGCGACGGCGGCACACCGCCAGGCGGCGAGGTCGGCGACGGAAACGGCAGAACGTCACCTGATGACGTAAGCGGCGCCGGCGGTGCGACATCCAGCTTCGTCGACAGACCGTTGCCCGTCATCTGCAGCGGGTCGAGCTTTACGCGCAGCTGCTGGCACGCCACGCTCTCGCGGATCATCGCGGTGCGCCCCTCGCCGACGATCGCGGCGCCGAAGATCTTGCCCTCCGACAGCCACTGGCTGACTCGACCCGGAGTCACATTCCGGCGCCGAGCGAACTCGCCCTTGCTGATGACGTCCGGATCGGCCATGGCGGCGGCAACGCTCACAAGTTTAGGCCCTCACTTTAGGCAGCCCTTTAGCCCCGTTTAGGCTCTCAAAACCGGCTCAGCCTGGAGACCCGCCGCGGTCCGAATTACTCGCGGCTGGGGTTTTGCTGGAAGGACCCGTGATCGATCGAGGCACACGGCGCGAAAATTGTTCGATCGATTGGAATTTTTTTCGAAAGATCAGGGCCACCATTGTGCCGGGTATGATGGTGGCCCTGAGGTTGTCCTTCGAGAGGAGCGATTGGGTGTGCGAATTCACCCATCGCATACCCATGGCATGGCAAAGCCCGACCTGATCAGGCCGGGCTTTTTGCTTTGGATACAGTGAGAGATTGATGAAGCGCGCTTTTCGCTTCGGTCCGCCTAGTCCTGGAGCATACACCTTGACGGCTCAGCTTCGAGAAAACAGGAAAGGCTTTGAGGTCAGCACGAATGGCCGATTCCATCCTTGGGAGTCAAGAAGCCGGAAGGGGTTTACCACCACGGAAGGCAGCCCTCAGCTTCCGGCTCTTCTTCGGCTTCGACCGCTTCACCTTGCGCAGGATCTCTTCCTTCAGCTCCTCGCGCGCAACAGCATCGAGACGCTCGCAGCTTTCCAAATAGCGAAGGCGGTCGATCTCGCGATCGTCGATCCAGCCAACCACCAGCGTCACGCCCCAAACACGAAGCAACCGCTGAAAATTCTCGTCTGTTTCCCACAGGAACACGAAGACGTAGCCGCCGATCATCGGCGTCGCCTGATCGTATTTGCGCCCGCGCCGAACGACGGTTTCGATCGTCTCGGGCACATAGATGCCGAAACGGCGCTTGGCGAGCTCCTTCTCGACCTGACGCGACTTGATCTCCACCACATACCATCTCGGCTTGCCGCCGAGCTCGGCGAAGCGCGGATCGACCGGCGAATAGGGCCGCTCCATCTCGCGACGCGCCTTGGCGGAAAGCGCCGCCAACACCTCCGGCGAGAAAGCCGCCGGCAACTTCGTCGTCATGTCCCAACATTCCGTTCTCCACCCGGTTTGTTGGCCTCACCCGCCTGTGACAGCGGTTCGAGAAATGGTTCTGCGGAGAACCATTTCTCCGGGAGGATCGATGGGAGCTTGCCTAAGGCCCCTCATCGATCCTCCCGTCTCGAAAAAGCATTGTAGGACAATGCCTTCTCAAACCCATTGGGAGGTTGGGAGGATTGGGAGCTTATTTCCGTGTCTGTATTGTGCGCCCGCGCGCCCGCGTATGTAACGTATGGAAACAAGCTCCCGAAATTCCCTCAACCTCCCATTCGCTGAAAACTCAACGGCTTATCGAACTTTGATTCCTCCCAACTTTGGGAGGTTGGGAGGATGCGTCGCCGCTCTTCGAGCGGCGACGCACACGTCAGATCTCGATGTTGCCCGCATCGGCCGTCTCCTTGTCCCCATCGGCACGCATGCGCAGCGGATTGCCCTCGTGATCGAGGAAGTCGCTGACGCTCTTGGTCAGCTTGATGTCGAGGAACCACATCACGTTGGACTGCTTGCTCTTGTAGCCGCGCTCCTGCATCGCCAGCGACAGGCCGCGGTTCTTCCACGCGGTCTCGCCTGAAGCCTTGCACCAGGCCTCGTAGACCTGATGCAGCACGGATGATTGGACGCGATCGCCGAGGCTGGGCGCGACGCATGCGGTGAGGAAGCGGCCGAGAGGGTCTGAAGCCGCCCGATATTCGTTCGTCGCCTCCACGACCTCCGCAGGCTGCTGCAGGCCCTTGTCGAGCCAGACCCTGAGACCATCGAGCAGCCAGTTGAGAATGCCGGCGCCTTCGTTGCGGAGCTTTTCAGCGAGATGGATGTCGCGCTCTTCCTTGGGAATGGTGACGTTGAACGGCACCAGCTGAACGCGCCGCCAGATGCCTTCATCGGCGCCGGAGATCGTCGGCCGGTAATTGCCCGACATCGTCAGCTTAAATTGGGGATAGAACTTGAACAGCGGCATGTTGAGATGCCGCGCCTGCATCGGCTCGCCACCAGTCACAAGCTTGATCAAGGCCTCGGCGAGCTTGGCGCCCTTTTCCGGCTCGGATGTGCGCAGCATGCGCACGCCTGGCAGGATGGCCAGATCCGGCGACGGGCCGGAAGCGTTGCGCGTGCGGCCGCCATCCAGGAAGGTTTCGATCGGCACGGTCTCGCCGTAATCGCCGGCGACGTAGGACGCGGCTTCGATCAGGACGGACTTGCCGTTCGAGCCCTTGCCGTAGAAGAACGCGAGCAGCTGCTCGAGCGCGCCCGTCATCGACAGGCCGAGCCACTGCTGCAGAAATGCCCGCATCTCAGGTTGCGGCTGCACGCGCGCCAGGAAGGCGTCAAATACGGGCCGCTCGGCCGTCGGATCATAATCGATCGGCGCCAGCTTGGTGATCAGGTCGGCCGGATCGTGCGGCCGGAACTCGACATAATCGCCTTCATCGCGCTTCGCGATCACCAACGTGCCGTTACGGACGTTGATCTTCATCTTGTCGGCGTCGAGATCGGCGATCTGCACTTCGAAGTAAGGCGATCCACGTTTCGACAGGGCGCCGAGCTTGTTGGCCGACTCCGAGCTGCGACCATAGGACGCGATCTTGTCGGAGTAGAGCAATTCCTTGTCCGGATCGAACATGAAATCGCGCGCGCCCTTCGGCGCATCGGGGACGTCCTTGCGACCGCTGCTGCGGACGGCCTTGGCTTCCTCCTGAATCATCCGCACCGTGTCGTGCTCGGCGATCTTGACGATGCCGTCGGCGCCCTCGCGGCTCCAGCGGCGGCCGTCCCATGTCAGCCAGCCGATCGCCGCGCACCACAGCAGCCGATCCTTGTAGCGCTCGCGGAATCGCTCGGCGTTGCCGAGATCCGTCAGCGGAAAGAACGCCAGGCGCATATTGCGGGCGCCGTCGGTCTCGGCCGGCGGCTTCGGCGGCTCGCCCCCCGCACCCCAGCCGACGGCGGATTGACGCGCTGCTCCCGTTTGGGAGCTTGGCTTGCCATTCGCCGTCGGCAGGGGTGCAGGGGAGACGGAGGAATCGGGAGGATTGGTATCATCGGGCGGCTGCGTGTCGCCGGCGGCGGAAGGCGCGCGGCGGGACGAGGACCTGCGGTCGACCGCGTCGGCATCCTCCCTGCGGCCGTCATCTCGAGTCACACTCCCAGCCTGCCCGCGGCCGCGCGGCCGGCTTTGCCGATCCGCCGCTGCGCGTCGGATCTCGTCGAGGTCGCGCGGTTGGGTTCGGCCTTTGCGGAATCCGCTCTCGATCGTGGCCCTCACCGCGCGCAGACCATCGTCGCGGATCAGCCCGCAATCCGCAGCCGCGTTCTCGAGCGCGGCACGGACGAAGCTTTCGTTCAGCGCGCCGGCGGCGACCAGCTGCGCCAGCTTCAGGCTGGCGATGTTGAGCGCATCGTTGCGGCCGCCCTTGCCTGCCTGGCGCACGCTCTGCAGCTCGGCATCGAGCGCAGAGAGGCCGTATTTGCGCACGGCGTCATCACCGGCCGCGATCGCGCCCTCGCCGCCCTTGCCGGCCGGCGGCTTCACGCCGGCGGCCGCGCGGGCGCCAATGCCGGATCCTTGGCCTGATCCTTGCGGCTTCTCCTCGAAAGCGCCGCGGCGCAGGATTAGGTCGACCAGCGCCGGCGGCGCCGGAGCGATCGCCATGTCGGCATCGGCCCCCCAGGTATAGGCGACGCCGTCATCACGCAACGATGGCGGCAAAATCACATAGCCGTTGTCGCCGCGGATATCGGTCCTTGACTGCCTACCGAGCAGCTCGCCTCGATTGCGGATCTCGTCGACGTCGCCAGGCTTCTGGAACCAAAGATGCACGCCACCCCGCGGCGTGCGGGTGAACAGGGTCGACGGAAGCTGGCCGCCGATCGCGGCCTCGAGCGCCAGCTGCAGGTTAGCGGCCTCGAACACCTCGCCGGTTTTCTTGTCCTCACCGGCGTCGAAGTCAACGACGAACACGCCGATCGCGCCGGGTGAGAATCCGATCATCGCCTTGGGCCAGCGCTTCCACCACGTCCGGATCGTTTCCGGCTCGATCGTCGCGAGCTTGTAGCCACCCTCGCCCTCGACATCGCTCTTAACCAGCGGCTGCTTGGTCTTGGGATGACACGGGAAGATGGGCCAGCCGCGGCCGGCATAGGCGAGCGCGTGCTCGAGCATGCTCATTCCGGCTCGACCTCAGCGTCGACATTGAGCTCGGCCGACCGCGCGATCGCGGCGCGCGCCATGCCGACTTTCAGCCGGTCCAACATCACCGCGTCGGTCTGGATGACGTCGATCAGCCGGACGATGCCGGCGAAATCATCGCGACGCTCGATCGCTCCGGCGTCTGGCGCCTTCAGCAGGCCTTCCGCGACCAGCGCACGTTGCGTGATCTGGATGCGCTCCATCTCCTGCAGCGCCGTCTGCTGCATCCGGACCAGGTTGGTTTTGCCGGGGGGCTTCACGGCTGATCGCCCTCCAGGAACTTCCAAGCGGCATCAGGCCCGTCAGCGATCAGCCTGCGGACGAGGTCAATGATCACGAGCTTGGCTTCAAGTTCGGAAATAGTCTTACGATCCCGCTGCGCGATCGCCGCCAGCGCCCCGCCGGCGCCACCGATGCAGATACCGGAGGCGAGCAGATAGATCCGCAATCTCTCACCCGGATCAGCCGTGAGCTGGAGCACATCCTCGAGGGCGCGTTGCACTTTGTCGGAAGCGTGTTTTGGCAGGTCGAAGTTGAGACTCATCAGGCGCTCCCCCGCGCTTCGACGTGCCCCAGCATCTCGGCCGGAATCTCCCCGGCCTTGTTCTTGGCGTCGACCTCGTCAGCCAGCTTGCGCAGCTCCGGCGCGACCCATTCGAGGCCGGTCGTCTTGCCGCGCCATTCCGGCGAGCGGTGATGCTTGTCGTAGATGTCGGCGAGGCCGCGCGCTTCCTTAGGCCCTAGATGCAGCGAGGCGGTATGCACCATCATCGCCACGCGCCAGCCCTTGCGCTCGATCCAGCTGACGCCGACGGTCAGCTGAGCGTCGGCCGGCGCGTTCATGCAGGCCTGGCCGAACTTGCGGAAGGCTTTATTGGGGTTCATGACGCGTTCCTGATCTGGCGCCAGGTGCGCTTGCAGGCCTCCTCCGCCTTGGTGAAACTGTCCCAGGGACCGCCGTCGATCCTGATGGTTTGGCTGCTGTTGTGATGATCGAGGAGGCGATAGGACGCCGAGTAGCCGACGAACTTGCTCTTCTCGTCATCGGTCCAGTGCGACACGCCCGGCTCATAGCTGATCGCCCAGCTGTAGCCGCCGTAGACGGCCTGCCACAGCCGCACGCGGCCAAGGCTCGGAATCGCAACGTTGAGAGGCTTGCCGTGGTCCTTGTTGCCAGGGTAGTCGAGCACGGCGCCGAGGCGCTCGGACACCTCCTCGAACCGCATCGTCATCCCACCCCTCCCGCCGGCACCAGGCCGGCCGCATTGAGCCAATCATTGATCTTGAGCAGGGCGAGCCGCCGGGCGTCGGGAACGTCGCGCGCGGGCCGCCAGGTCGTCGAGGCCGAGGCCTCCGGCAGCGTCAGGCGGAAACAGGCCTGGTGCCGCGCGCCGTCGTTGCGCATGATCTCGCCGACCTGGACGCGGCCGAGCATGATCACCTCGCGGCCGACCGTCTCAGGCCGGAACTCCACCACGCCTTCGTGCGCCTCGTCCGCCATCGCCGTCAGCGCTTCTTTGCCGTCTTTTTCGCGGCGGTTTTAGCGACGCGCTTCTGCGCGATTGCGGCCTTCCTGGTGTCGCGATCAGCCTTGGCCTTCTTCACGGCCTCACGCGTCGACGGCACCTTCGATTCCGGCTTCGCCGGCGCCGCCGGCGCGGCCGCGGCAGGCGGCTTGTATCCATCGCTGCCCGGGCCCTTGTAGTGCACCGTGCGCAGCTCCTTCGGAAGCCACCCGGTCTTGCCGACGTTGGCGAGCGCGAACTTCCAGATCTCCGGCTTGGTCTTGCCGGCGATCTTACGGGCCTCGTCCTGGTTGATCGCCTCAGTGATCGCCTTCAGCACGAAGCCTTTCGGCGCCGAGGAGAAGTAATCCTCGGCATCGAAGCGCTTGGCGAGCGCGGCGTTGAACACTTCGGCATCGAGCGTCTGGCGGATGGTCGGAAACTTGTTGCGCACCGCATCGGGCGTGCGGTACCGGCTTTCCGGCACGATCTGCGCGCACACGATCTTGGCCAGCACCTCGGCGAAAGGCGATTCCCGCAGCAGCGGATCGCCGGCGATCGCGTCACGCGTTGCGGCCGTCAGCTGAGACTCGAGCCGCTCGATCAGAGCGTTCGAGAGCGACTTCGGCTCTGGGGCCGGCTTTCCCTCAGCCTTCGCCTGCTTGGCTTCGGTTTTGCGCTGCTCCTTGCGCTCCTCGCGCTCCATCTTCGCAGCGGCCTCCTTCTGCGCCGGCTTCACCCGGCCGAACATAACCTTGAGCAGGCCATTGTCGTCGACCTCGAGGAAACATCCGGCCTTCGCCTTCATCGCCGGCGTGTAGGCGCGCTCCTCGATGGTGCGGTTGAGCGCGCGGAGCTCGAGAAAAGCCTGCTGCCCCGCAGGCGACAGCTCGTGCAGCATCGCGCGGGGCCCGGCTTCCCGCGTAATCTTGACGTCGAGCTCGGCGATACGTGCCTGCTCTTCCTCGGTCGGCTTGCCCTTCGCGTTCAGCTCGCCATAGTGCCAGGCGTTGTTCGGCCGGGCCATCGCGAAGCCCCAGCCGCCCGCCCTGAGTGCCCTGCATTCGTCGGCGAGCTTTTCGTCGGCAAGCTTCTTGACGAGCTTAGCGTCTGAAACCTTGTGGTCGACGCCGAACAGATCGCGCGTCACCTGCCCGCCGCGGGCCACATAGGCGTCGATGCCGACGAACTCGACCAACGCGCCGGTTTCCACGTCGATGTCCAGGATCTCTTTGACGTCGGACTCGTCAATCTCGCGGCGCCATGCGTTGTCGCGCCCTTCGGCGCGCAGCTGTTCCAGCACCTCGTCTTGCCGCTTGTGGTCGGCGAGCGTGAAGGCCTTCGCCGCGTCCGCCTTGAACTCGCCATTGCGCCAGGCGTTGCGAACCGCCGGCGACAAATGACCGAGGGCCAGGACCTGCTCGACCTCACGCGTCGTCATGCCATATTGGCGCGCGATCTCCTCTTCGGACTTGCCCTTCTCGTCGCGAAGCTTGGCGAAGGCCTCATATTCGTCGACCGGATGGAACTTCCTGGCGGTCACCGACACCGCCAGGGAATCCTCGAAGGCTTGGTCGGCCGTCGTCAACTTGCAGTCGACCAGCTCGGATGAGCCCTCGCCGTAGATCATCCGCAGCGCGTAGAGCGAACGGTTGCCATTGGCGACGAAGTAGATATCCGGCACACCATCATCGTAGACCAGGAGATCATCGATCTTGCCGCGGGCATGGATGTGCGCGGCGAGCTCGGCGATGCCGTCCTCCCGGCCGGTGACGCGCGCGTTGCCGGGATGGTTCGGCGCTTCGTGGCCTGGACGGAGGAACTTGAGCGGCACCTGTAGATGTGCTGAGGGCACTGTCAGTCTCCCTTGTTTTGCTGGAAAAGATCGGCGCAGTAGCGGCAGATGCGCTGCGGCGATATGTTGCGCGCGCCGTCCCAATCGCCGGGATAGTCCGGCCCCTCACCGCGCGACGATGTGTGAAAGCTCACCTGCCCGTTGGGCAGGTCGACGTAGAGCACCCAGCGATGAAACTCCTGGGCGGGATCGATCTTCCAGCCCCAGCGCAGGCTGCCCACCTCGGCGAGCGCCCTGCAGAGATTGTCCATCGCCCATTGCTTCTTGTCGTAGGCGCGGCCGCGAAAGCCGCCGCCTCGATACACTTTCGCGCGCGCGGAGGCCTTCTGCGCTCGGAACAGCTCGAGTCCGACGACGCCGGCGACGCCGAGTTCGCGCAGATCGTTGTAGAGCGCGATCGTCGCATCGCCGTTCGAGCCTTCGTAGATCGCGAGAATGTTGGCGAGATCACGCATCGGCTTGCTCGCCTCCGAACAGATCCGTCTCCTGCTCCAGCTCGGCCGCTCCGGCATAGCGCATGGCGATCAGCGCCCGGGCAACCAGATGCCAGACGTGGATCCGCAGCCGCGGATAGCCCAGGACGGTCCCGCCCCGCTGGCACACGCCCCGATCGAGTTGCTCGCGCGATCGGCCGCGCAACGTCTCGGCGGAATAGTTGCCGATGTCCTTGGTGCCACCGGCGTTCCGGATGTGCATCCGCGCGATCTCGGTGACCTTGCGGGTGATTGCCGAATGCAGCTCGACGCGAACGACGATCATGCCGCCCTCTGCAGCTGCTCGAAACGATCGAGGAAGGCGACCTTTGCCGTCGATGGCGACCAGCCACCGATCTGGATCGGCAGCGGCTCCTCGGCATCGATCACCCACGGCTCGGCCGAGGGCGCCATGATTTGCATCCGCTCGGTCTTGAGCAGGCGTCGATCGGCGAGCTTCACGCTTTCGGGCGTGACCTCCGAGAGCCCAAAGCGACGGTAGACGACGGCCTGGCAGCGCTTCTCGGCCGCCTTGTAGTCCGGCATATAGGCCTTGATCGGCGACAGCATGTCGAGGAGGTAGGCCTCACTGCCATCGTGCAGCAATCCAGCCAGAGCGTCGGCGCCGCAGTGGTGCGAGACGTAGACCGAATGCTCTGCGTTGGCGTAGAAGCGCAGGCAATGGCCGCCGAAGCGGCACTGCATCGCCAGCGCGTGGGCGATATCGACGATGTCGACATCTTCCGGCCGCGGATCGAGCGGCCAGAACTTCTTGCCCGTGTAGGTTTGAATCCAACCGGCGAGTTTCACGCTGCCCTCCTCATCACGGGATGTTGAGTAAACCGCTCCGCATCGTCCGGCCGCGTCAGCGTTTCCCGGCACACGGGCGGAATCCAGAACGGCGGTTGCGCGCGGCGGCCGCGCAGCCAGACCAGCCAGACATAGGCGGTCGCCGTGGTCCCTTCCGGATCCCAGCGGCCTTTGCAGAGGTTCACGCGTTCCGAGAAAAAGGCGACGCAGGTCGGCGGCGTCTTGCTGTAAATGCTCTCGTAGCGGCCGCCGCCTTCCAGCCATTGCAAGCGAACAAACATGGCGACGCCGACGCGGGCGAGCTCCAGCATGCGGGTGAAGAAAGCCTCGGCCTTTTCGTCGAACGGCGGATTGGTGACGAACCAGTCGGCGGTCTGGCTGGTATGCTCGTTAAGGAAGTCGGCTACGGCCCCATAGCCGTAGTCGAAGACGTCGCTGGCGAAGACTTCGGCAAAATACTCCTCGAGCACCTCGGCGATGTGGCCCTCGCCGCACGCCGGCTCCCGCACGCTGTAGCGCTGGGCGTCGATCTTCAGATGCGCGAGCACGTGCTCGACCAGCGCGCGCGTCGCCCAGGGCGGCGTCGGGAAATAATCGAGGCTATCGTCGGGCTCGACCCGGCCGGACATGATCGAGCGCGCGCCATGGATCACGCCGGAATCGTCGATCGGGTCGACCAGGATGGCGCGGCCGCCGCGGATCTTCTCGCGCACGGCCTGGCACAGCGCGGCGAATTCGTCCGGATCGAGCTCCGCCGCCCTCTGCGCCTTGGTCGACAGCTTCTTCCTGACGCCGATCTCCTCGAGCGTCGCGCGCCGGGTCTCGTCTTTCTTGCGCCGGCCGCCGCCTGTGCCGAGCAACCCCGCCTGCTGCAGCGCGAGCAGCATGCCGCCGAGCTCCCGCTCAGCCTCCATCTGCACCACCGTCACCTCGATCAGTGCCTCGCGGTCCTGCACCTGCCGCGCCCTCAGCTTGACGTGATCGAGCTGCTGGTGGATCTCCAGCACTTCTCTCGGCTGCCGGGCCCGCACCAGGGCCGCCCGTGCGCGATCGCAGATGTCGACATAGTCGTCGAACAGGGTGACGGCGGAGGTCATGCAGCATCCTGATCGAGGCGGCGCTGCCAGCGCGCCTGCAGCACGCGCCACAGCGGCGTGCGATCGCCGGACGCCTTTGCGCGCGCCTTGGCAAAGCCGGCCTCGCCGTCCATGCGAATGATCCTGGCGAGCGCCTCGAGGTCGACCTGCGGCCGATCGGCAAGGATGTTCTCGACAGCCGTGATCGCGCCGGCGGCGATCGGCGCCATCTCGCCTTTGACCAGGCACTCCAGGATCTGCCGCGACTTGATGACGCCGCGCTTCCTGATCATGTTGCGGATGATGGTGACGGCCTTGGTGTCGCCGACATGGATCGTCGAGGTGTTGGTGTACTCACGGATGGTGACGCCGGCGCGCTTGCAGACCCGCTCGACGTCGAGCGCATCCGGATCGCCGGAGGCGCGCAGCGCGTTGTAGATCGCGATCGGCGACACCGCGATGCGGTCGGTGTTATGGCCGACGAACGCCCTCGCCCGCTCGTCCTGCGCGACGGCCTCGACCACGAAGCACGGAAGCTCGGTGATCCCGAGGCTTGCGGCGGCGATCGCCGTGTGCTGACCATCGATCAGGTGATACTTGCCGCCATCGTCGACGGCGATCGGCGGCTTGACCCTGTTCCAGGCAAAGCCGCGATAGATCCGCTCGATCAGCCGGAACGACCGATCGGTCAGATCGCGCTGGTAGGTTTCGTCGACGAACAGATCCGTCGGCGCCACCCATTTCAGCTCCGGTTTTTTGCCGGCGATCGACGCTGGCGCAGCATCGGCGAATGTGAGCGGCTTGATGCGACGGAGGGTCATCGGCGCACCCCCGGCATGCTGTTGTGCTCGACGCCGTCGAGGAAACGGCCGGTCTTGCTCTTGCCGAGGCGCCGCATGTACTGGCCGTCGAGCATCAGCCCGACGTTGCGCAACTCCTCGTCCTCCTGCGTCTCGCTGGCAGGCTCGACCGCCGGCGACCACGCGCCCCATTGCTTGAAGAAGAACGGAGTCTCATTCCGATCGCACTGATCGCGCAGGCTCCGCACCCAGTCCGGATGCATGGCCCGCGCCGAGGCGCCGCTCTCGCCCCCGACAATGACCCAATCGACAACGGCGCCATGGAATTCCTGGTCGTCCTCGACTGCGACGTCGCATTCCAGAGCGCTGTGATGTTCTTCGCAGCCATTAGCAGCTCTCACGAGATCTTCGAGATCGATCGGGCCGAGCAGCGGCTCGAGCGAGACGAAACGCACGGCCGCCGGCGTCCTCTGGAGCTCCGGAATCCGCGCGTTCGCTTCCTCCTGCCGCTCGGCCGAGACGCCGAGCCAGACGTTCGGGAGAGGCCATGGCGAATATCCTCCCCTCAGATTGAACGCGGTCGCAAAAGCGTCGCCCTCGAGAATTTCGTCTGCCGTTACAACCCTCTGGGACGACGGCTTGTTACGCGCGACGGCACCAGACGTTCCGAGGTACGCCCGCATCCGCTTCGCGCGCTTCGATAAGGTCGTCGAAGCAATCGATGCGATCGGAAAGGCGGCGCGCTTCGCCGTGATGGCGCTGGCGCCGCAGCATACGTTCCAGGTGCTGACGAACATCTTGTCGAGCATCTCGTCGGTGACGAAGTCGGCGAAGGCGTCCGTCATCGAGCAAACGAAGATCTTGCGAGGCTTCTTCCAGCGCAGCGGCTGGGTGAGCATCTCCTCATCGAGCAAGATCTCGATATCCTTGCGATGGCCCGGCTTGTAGGGGAGCCCGGTACCGAGGCGCTTGTTGAAGCCTTCCGAGTAGCAGAACTCGCACCCGGTCGTGGCGTGCTCGCAATGCCAGCCGACCTTGCCGGTCTTGAGGTTGCGCGCACGGATCGGATTCCAGGAGGCATCCGTCCATTCGATCTTGGAGCGGTCGCTCATCGCCGATACCCCTCCCCCGCCCCGTCTCGCTCGTTGCGCAGCGCCTGCCATGCCTCGGTGCGCAGGATCGGCAGCAGCGCGCCAAGCGCAGCGAGCCAGCGCGAGCCGGGATCCATCTCACCGCCGAAAAACGCCTCGCAGCACTCCACGATCGCGGCAGCGGCGTGAGTGCAACGGATACCCTCAGCCGGACGGCTCGATGCCGCGCGCACCTCCTGCGCCAGCACGGCAAAACGCGTGTCGGCGGCCAGGCCATGGTGGCGCGCGGGCCTTGTCAGCACCTCCTCGGTGAAGCCGATCAGCTGGGTCAGCGTCTGCGACAGCGGCCTCATGCCGAGGCTCCGTGGTCGCGCGCAAACCGGGCGCGCTCGTGCTGCACGAGTTCGATCAGCGAGCCGACCACATGCATCCAGCGATCAAGCCGCTGGGCATCAGCCTGCGGATCCGCAGCAACCACCGCCGTGGTGCCCATGGCGACGTTGAGCATCCGCACCGGATTGAGCAGGCCATTGGCGAGCGGGTCCGCGAGCAGCAGGTCGAGCTGCAGCTGCTCGGCGTGCATGCCGAGCAGCGTCGGGCCGTCCTGGCCCTGCAGGAAGGACGTGGCGTGCCTGACGGCGCGCACCGCCAGCATGTTCGCGACCTGGCGCGAGGCGTGCGAGAGGCGGTCAGACATTGCCGGCCTCCTGGCGATCGCTCCTGATCAGACGGACGACGGAGCTGCGCTCCGCGCGGAAGTAGCGGACGGCAGGAAACCCCGGGTGGACCTGGTCCCCGCCGTCCGCCTCGCCGGCGGAGGGCAACCGCACGGAGCTGAAGAAGAGCGGCCGCCGCAGCCCCAGCGGATCGAGCGCACTGCGCGCGCGGCTGCGCGTCGTGAGCGCATCGAGCTCGGCGCGCGTGTAGCCGAAAGGATGCTTGTCATCGAAGTAAGGCTTGGCCGACGGGTGTCGCTGCCGCCGGCCAAGCTCGGGCTCGCGCGCTAAGCGCGATGCCCAAACCGCGCATGCAAGACCGAGCGCGGTGAAAACCAGTGCGATCGAGATCAGGATCTTGGCTGCCATCATTGGAGACACGTCTCCTCATTCGCCGGAGAGCATCCGGCGGCGGGTTGGCTCGAAACGCGGGTGGCTACAGCGGGAAGGCCTTAAGCAGGCCCCTCCCGGATTGTGGACGGGCTGTGGAGCACGCCGGGCGAACCTTGCGACTCACCCGGCGCACCGTCTTGGCTGGCAGGCGAGCCGCCATCGGCCCCTTTTCGGACAGCGCGATCGCGCCAGCCGCCGGCATTCACCGTGCCGGCGTGAGGCGGGGATAAAGCCCCGCCGCGATCCGAAAGGAGGTGATGGTGCCATGCGGAAGCGTGGCAGAAGCCCGAAGGTTCAATACGTTCGAAGGTATGCGCGATGGGTGAAGGGCGATCGCCGGCGTGTGGGTGACCACAGGCGCGGTGAAGACCCGAAACCAGCGAGCAGACCGAGCGAGCTCCAACTTGAACTCTTCGATCCCGAATGACGGGGGTCGCAACCCCGTCAAACCGATGGCGGCTCACCATCGAAAACCTCTTGAAATGCAGGCCCGGCGCGCCGTTTCCACACTTGTCCACAAGCGCCGAATTCGGATTTGTGAAAACGGCCAGATCGCGTGCCGCTCGCGGCGAAAAGTTTTCCACAGGCCCAAAGTCGGGGCGCAGCTGCGCTCGAACGGTCTCGCCGGTTCCGCCTGAGAAACGTAGGGTGATGTTCATGACATCGCCCCGCCCATACCTGCTGCCGCGTCGATCGGCTCCACTTCGGAACGCGGCCCCACCCCGACCCAGTCGTTCGGGGTGACATCGCCACCTGTGAGTTCGAAGATGATCGCCATCGCCGCGGCGTCGGGCTCGCGCTTACCAAGCCGATAACGGCGCACGGTCTCGCCAGACCATCCGGCCTTTTCCCCGAAGCCCGGGTTGGTCTCTCCTGTCCTGATCATCCAGTCGTCGAATCTCATGAACATAGACCAACACCATTTTGGTGTGATTCGGCAAGAGGGACACACCAGGTTGGTGTTTGAAACCCACACCAATCTGGTGCCCCCTTGCTCCATGAAGGGGAAATTTCCAAACGGGCTCGCTGAGGCGATGAAGCGACGCCCTGATATCAGCCAGGGAAAGCTGGCGAAGGCCATCGGCACCAGTCAGCAGCAAATTGGCAAGTTGCTGCATGGGGAGCGAGAACTCGGAGCGCATTGGGCGGAGCGGATTGCCCCCATCCTCCTCACATCCCCGGAGCAGCTAGTCTTCCCGGGGCTTCGCACGTTCCGGGCACCCGTTCTGTCCTGGGTCAGCGCCGGCCGGCTCGCAACGCAGGAGGGCGTGCGCAAATCCGATGTGCGCCGCTACGTGCACTTGGCCGATCTGCCAAAGGGTGACTGGATCGTGCTCGAGGTACAGGGCGACTCGATGGATCGCGTCGCTCCTGACGGAAGCTTCATTTGTGTCAACCTCACCGATCAGCGCGTGGCGAACGATAAGTTCTTTGTTTTTTCCACGCCGGAGGGCGAAGCCACATTCAAGCGGTATCGCGGCGGCAACCCGCCCCGCCTCCAGCCATTCTCGACCAACCCCGATCACGAAACGATCCATATGACCGACGGCATGCTCGTTCTTGGTCGAGTCGGGCGGGTGATCAATGACCTGCAATAGGGCCATCACACCAAATTGGTGTTGATATAACACCAAAATGGTGTAGCTTGCGCTCCCGCATCATCCGGGAGACGCCCCCATGCCGACCCTGGCATTTCAGCTACCGAGCAGCACGCTTTTCCTCGATCTCCGGGAAAGGCGTGTATGCAACGCCCTCGCAAACCATCCTGGAATACTGGGTCTCGTCCCAGGCGTTGACGACCTTCTCATTGCTCAAAGCGAGAGCGGTCACCTTGCGGCCCGTGTAGGCGCCCATGCTGTTTTTGGCGTTCGCCCGCAGGCAAACGACCCATGGAGTCGTGAAGCCGTCCGAGTTGAGAGAGGGTCCTGTGCCCGGTTTCGGAGGCGCAATCTCGGCATCGCGGATGCTGTAGGGGTCTTTGAAGCTGGATTTCACGTAGTCCGCCGCAAGCTGCCGATAGTTCGCCGGCGGCGCCCCAGCCGTTGCAGCGTTCGCCGACGGCGTCGCTTCGCCGCTCGTCTGGCAACCAGCAAGTGCGAGCGCACAAGTCGCCAACAAGACCCAACGCATCGGGCGCCTCTCCCCCTGACCAAAACCACTGCGAAGCCTACCACACCTTGCAACCGAAGCGAGTAGCCACCCCATGCCGCGCCGCAACGACGACGACATTTCCAAATCCGACTTCGCCTGGCAGCTCCGGCTGCACAGCGTCGCTTTCCTCCCCAACATCAACCGCTTCATCGACCTGAAGCACCCGAAGGCCGGCCGGCAGATCCTGCCGGTAATGGACGAGACCGGCCGACACCTGCTGCGGCGCGCCTCGATCGAGTCCTGCCTCGCCGCCCGCGCCGCCTATGAGGCCGAGCTGGCCGAAAAAGAACGCGCCGAGCAGCAGAAGGCGGCTCTCGCCGCCCAGCTGGCGCCGAGCGCGCTGGCGCCCTGCCGCGCCGATCTCGACGGCCCGGCTGCCGTCAACCAGCTCGCCGACGACTTCATCGTGCAGACCACCCACGGCGAAGGCGTCGCGTTCGGCCAGCTGATCCGCCTCGGCTGGCAGGCCGAGCAGCTGAAGCAGCACAGCCCGGCGGCGCGGATCGTGGCCCAGCGCCGGCAGGAGAAGCAAATGGCGGAGGTGCACGCATGACCCTGCTTCGCCCTCCGAGCTTCGCTGGGCACAAGCCCGCCAACGCCAAGGACATCATCACCGCGATGGCCGAGCAGCTGCGCAAGGTCGGCATCCCCGAAACAGAGCGCGAGGCGATCCGCATCCTCTTGGCGCACGGCTTTCGCCATGGCGACGTACTGGCGCTGGCCGACGATGCGCTGCTCGCCGCTCGCCAGGCGGCCGTCGCCGACATCATGGCGGCAGACGGAGGCGCCGATGCGCCGGCCTGATGCCTATCCGCTGCTGCGCATCGCGCTGACGCATCTGCGCTGGGACGACTTTCAGTCGGCGCGCGAGCTCGCCGGCCGGCTCGAGCGATGGTCGGTCGACAGCGTGCGCGACCAGCTGCAGCTGCTCGAGTCCGAGGGCCTGCTGTGGTCGATCGTCGAAGAGGGCCGTCTCTCCACGCACAAATGGGCTCATGTCTGCGCCGGCACCGCGGAGCTGATCATTCCCGCCGGCGGGCGCCGATCGGTGCGGCGCACCTGGCGACCCGTGGGGAGGGTTGCGGCATGAGGGGGCCCGTCACCACCGCCATGGCCATGCTGCTGCAGCAGGATCTGCGGAGCCGCGGCCATTACCTCGAGCTCGGCGATTGCGAGGCCGTGCTGGCCCACGTCCTCGACGCCACCGCGCGGTTGTCGCGCCGGGCGGCGATCGCCGCGGTTGAGATGCCGCTGTGCCCGGCCGGCGGAGCCACGGGGGAGCCGTCGTGAAGCAGGTCGCCGACCATCGGGAGCGCGCCTATGCCCCGCGCGGCCTGCGCCGGGCCGCTGCGGCCGACTGGGTCGGGATGTCGTCCAGCAAGTTCGACGAACTGGTGCGTGAGGGGCTGATGCCGCGCGGCAAGCTGGTGCGCGGCTGCCGAGTCTGGGACCGCTATCTGCTTGACATCGCCTTCGAGAACCTCCCGGATGAGGACGAAGCCGCGCCGCTCGCGCCCGACACGGATGCCTGGGCCGGTGTGACCTGAGGGAGACCTTCATGGACCCAATTGTCCAAGCCACGAGACAACAGACGGCCGCCATCCTCGCCGCGGCTATGATCACAGCATCGGGCAGAGCTTGGTCCATTGAGCAGGCTACCAATCTGGTACGTGACATCGAGCATACGATGTTCCCGCAACCGAGCTACGGCAGCTATCAGGCCTGGGCGCAGACGCGCGACGAGACGATCAAGAAAATCCAGTCCTGATCGGTGGCGCCGTGCCAGAGATCGACCAGCGCTATTACTATGAAGACACCGATCGCCACGGCAATCTGCGGCGCTATTTCCGCAAACGCATCACCGGCTCGACGAAGTATCGCAAGGTGCGCCTGCGCGAGCAGCCCGGCACTGCCGAATTCCTCGAGGAGTTTGCCGCGGCCATGGCCGGCCGGCCATATCTGCGCAAGGATGAGACACCGCGCCCTGCCCCGCCGAAGGTGGTCGAGCGCTCGCTGCGCTGGCTGATCGAGAAACGGTATTTCCGCGAGAGCCTGGAATTCCGCGGCTATGACGAGGAGACACAGAAGGTCCGCCGGCGCATCCTCAACGCCATCTGCAACGAGCCCTGGAGCGAGACCGACAGGCGCGAGATCGGCGACCTGCCCTGCGACATCCCGGAAGACAAGATCAAGGTACTGGTCAAGCGCAAGGCCGCCACCTCGATCGACAGCGCCAACGCCTGGCTCAAGGCGCTGCGCAAGCTGTCCGAGTTCGCCGTCGACGAGAAGCTGATCCCGGTCAACCGCGCCGCCCAGGTCGACCTGCTGCCGCGCATCGAGACGGGCGGCTGGCATACCTGGACACTGGAGGAGATCGCACAATATCAGGAGCGCCATCCGGTCGGCACCAAGGGCCGCCTTGCGCTGGCCCTGTTCCTGTTCTCCGGCCAGCGCCTGTCCGACGTCGCCCGCCTTGGCAAGCAGTTCATCCGGCGGCCGGAGCACATGGCGCCGGCGATGCGGCAGATCCACCCCGGCCGCTGGCTCGCCTTCCGCCAGTTCAAGAACCGCAAGCGGGCGCCGGTCGACCTGGTGATCCCGATGCTGGCCGACCTCGAGGCGGAGCTCGCTGCGGCCAAGGCCGCCGGCGCGCTGGGCGCCATGGCCTTCCTCGAGACCGAGCACGGCAAGCCCTACAGCACCAAGGGACTCGGCAACTGGTTCGAGCGGCGCTGTATCGAGGCCGGCGTCCCCGGCCGCGCCCACGGCCTCCGCAAGGCCGGCGCGACCCTGGCGGCGGAGAATGGAGCCACGCCGCACCAGCTGATGGCGATCTTCGGCTGGAAGACGCTGGCCCAGGCCGAGCTGTACACGGAAAAAGCCCGCCGGCAGCTGCTCGCTGGCGGCGGGATGGGGCTGATCAGCGTGGGCGGTCAGTCCGGGCGGTCGAATACTTCTGGATAGCTCGCCGGACTGTTCGAGCGGTCAGAATCCCAGCTGCGACATATAGAACCGAGCGGAGCCGTCATGTTCCGCATACGGGTAGCGAACGCGTCGCCGCAGGCCGCCGAATCGAAATTGCCCTGGCTCGATGGAGTATCACTCGGCACCTGCGGAATTGCCTTCCGCACCATAATCCGTGATTTCAT